AGTTTCTCAGAAGATAGTGTTGCTGCATACTGTCACAATGTTGATTTGGCAAAGCAGATCTGTGAGGTTGATGGACAACCACCTGTGTCCTGCGAGACGCTTGTTGGACCGAGGTGGTTCTCCCCAGAGCCTGCGGTTAGTGAGGATGGATGAAGCAGTTAGTAAAGCAAAATAGAAATTGGTTTTAAATTGAGACGTAATCTGGATGTGAACTGTTTACACAGTTGGGCCTTGATAAGGGGCAAAGATGTCATCAGGAAAGTCTTCTGTATGGCTTGGTGCCTGAGGCTGAGCCGTGTGTTGCCAGTCCATGTGTTTGTTGTCAGATGCTGGGTGTTGGGTAACTTGCTGCCAGTTTATATATTGAACACCTTCTGGTGCCAACTGGACTTTAGGTAAGAATTGCTGCTGTATAGGATGTATACCTGACAGAGGAGCCATCTGCACCACCGAACCAGCCCGTGGTACAGAGGAGCCGGGAGTTACCGTTTGTTCCTGGATGGTCAGTGTTTGTGTTTGTGTTGTCGGGCCCCCTAGTGTGACTTTTCTCTTTTGGGACATTTCGGCTCTCTTGGACTGTTCCCATGCCATTACACCCTCTGAGATCTCAGTCAGCTTTTGGACTTCTAGTCTGTGTCTTGCATCTTCAATCTGCTTAGCAACCTCTTCCTTAGTTCCCATCCGGATAGGACCCAAGCCGGCCACTTGAACAATTGGTGCCTCTGGTTCAAAAGCAAAGTTCACCTCTGTCTTCTTTGGGTCAAAAGAGCTTCTCATATTGCTTCCTCTTTTAAGCTTAGGAGGATCAAAGCCCACAATCTTAGTGTCAGTTGCGTTTCCTCTGACTTGAAATGCATTTTGATAAGCACTCTTTTTACCAACTAGTACTTGGTGCAGGAGATGCTCTGATGACACCACATCTAGGTCTGTCAACATCCTTGACTGTCTTTGGATGTCAAAGAGTTGAACAACGAGACTGGCTGATGGGTTGAGACCATCAGTCTTTACATTTAAGATGTTTTTTGCAAACCCTGAGCCTAGTACTGCTGACTGAGGATGAGTTGCTGGTATGATTCCAAAACAAGCCCCCATTTCGCTCAGCCTACCAACTGTCAAGACAGCTGGATGCATGTGAATCCTTCCCACCTTGAAAGTATTGTCTGCAAAAAGACTCAGCAAAGGTCTGCTCCATTTTAATCCAGTTCTTTCCAAGGCCTTTACAACCTTTATATTGCCTCTTGCATTTTGACCCAACTCAAAGAGGAAGTCAGATAGCAAGGGGAAACTCTGAGATGTTACACCAGCACGCCACATCCAGTAGTAGCTACTGAACACGGTGTCAATCTGAGCAACCTGATTCCGATAGATTGCTGCACCACCACCTAGTGTAAGACTCTCATTCACTGCCTGTTCTAGTATGTTGCATGCCTCATCGGCCTTTGTCTTGTCAAGGATGTCCTGATTTTGGCACCAAGCTTTGAACTTGTCGACCGTTTGTCCAACCTTGACCATTGCTACTGGTCCGTGAACCTCCCTTAGTTTAGCGAAGCCTGTTGCAAGAAGCATCAGTCCTTGCTTGTTTTTCTTGTCCAGCTCCCCCCAAGAAGGGTTAATGATTGCAGAATAATTCCCATTCATGATGTCTAAACAACATCTGATGTGTTCATCACTGACTCCGCGTTTAGGCCCTCCACCTCTTCTGGCAACCATGTCTTTGATCATATCTTGCACAGCAACAACATAGACCCCAGGAACTGAGAACTGTGCCACAACTTTGCTTGTGAGAGTTGCAGTTTCTGGTATGACACTGTAACCTGTGTCTCTCCTCCATTCTAGAGCTGATGTTTGGTAATCCATAAGCTGCTCAACTGTGGGCACATTCTTTTTGAAAAATTCATACTCCTTGTGCCAAGAGATAAATTTAGGATTCTCTTTTGTTATCTGATCCTCGAACCACTTGAGCCCTTTTGTCACCATGTCGTTGCTTGATGTCCATGCACAGGCCGCAATAGGAGCCGCCTTTCTTGTGGCTGCTATCAGTGCCTTGGAGTATATTGCATCTTTTTCTTGGTCTGAACCTGCCTTTCTTGCTTGCAGTTCAAACTCACTCAAGTCTGGCACAACAGACATGAAGGAGCCAAAATTGGTTAGCTCTTTCCCTATAGGTGTGTCAGGGAATGTTAGCTTGAGCCATCTCTGAAGACCGTCCACACCTGTAAAGTCAATGAGATTCTCCATCTCTCCAGACAAAGTTTTGTACAGTATGCAGCACAGCTTTCTTTGAGA